AACCAGACAATATCAAGCGTTGGAATGATGCTGGTGGTATTGGGGTTCGGTTTCAGGCCGATGAAGATAGTACAGAAAAACTAATAGAAACTCTGAAAAAAGTGCTAAAATAGTGCTTTTTTCGCTTGACTTTTGTTCTTAAAACAGGTACTATGGCCTTGAAAGTGAGGAGTGATTCGTATGTTTAATAATGTTGGAAACCCAATTGAGGCCTTTGCGATTGTGAAGTGTGAACCAAACAAAACCCCAGAGGTAGTTGCAGAACACCAGTGCATAGGTAATGCCTGTGAGGAACAGATGGTTCTGAATGAGATGGCAGAAGGTACTGACGTTACCTTTCTTGTCAAAGAGACTCATGGTTGTATGATTGAGACTGTATAAGGAGAGAGAAATGTTGAATATTACTGGAATGGTTATGATTATTGTTGGTTTGTTTATGATGGCAGGAAGTGCCGGAGACTGTGACGGCAAATGCATGGAGTATGCAAACACTATGGGTGAGATGGCAACTTATTTGATTTTTGGGTTGACAGTCGCTGCAATTGGTGGTATTATAGTATATAATGAAAATAAATAAGGAGAGAGAAATATGTTTGTTAAGGTATTAGGATATGAAGCAGATGAATCAGTTAATGTCAATGGTACACACTTGGTTGGAGAAGTCACAACCACATATGCAAAACTTGTCGAGAAGTTTGGTGAACCTACATTTACAGACGCTGACCCAAATGAAAAGGTTGCCTGCGAATGGACTGTCGATGCAAAGGTTGTATCAGATGGAGATGACGAAGAAGATTACTTCTACAAGCCTTTCACTGTATACTGTTGGAAAGAAGGCCGCATCCCAACTGAAGAATACTCATGGCACATCGGTGGTGATGACTACGAGTCATTTGAAGTCGCATCCACGATTATCAACGAAAATGGAGAATGAAGAATTGTATCATCGTATTGAAGTAGTAGATAATCTACTCAAACAAACTAAACTTTCGCCTTGGGCAAAGAAGTATTGGAAAAATGTTCTCAAAGCATTGCAACGTGAACATAAGAGGTTATTGGTATGCTCGAGATAATAGGAGCTCTAATTGTTGCAAACCTAATATTGGGTGTTATTATATAAACATAATAAGAGATTGGGTTGTGAATGGTTAGTCCTAGGCTACGTTGCATTAAACCAGAGTCCGATCAGATGCGAACCAAGGCTCGGCCCAATCTTATTATGCACTAGGCAAACAGAGGTAAAACAATGACGCTCAGTGAACTTGTAGAAAAACATGGTGAATCTATCGACAATCTGCCGATGGATATTTTGATGGAGGCGATTTATAATGAGCGGTATGCATCTGTTGCCGGTGTACTACACCAGCACGAATCTAAGGACACGCAAGAAACGTAAGAAAACTGCATCTATGCAGAAGGCAGAACAGGAACATCAGAAGTTCCTCAAACGTATGGGCTATACGCCCAAAGAAGAACGCAGTGATTCCAAACCAACCAAACTTGGTAAGTTGTGGACTGATTACGACAATCGTGTTTCAATCCCGACATCTGACAAGGTTGGCAATGGACTGAAAACCAGTAGACCTACATATACAGGTAATGCTGTCATAGGACAGGCATATAACAAGGGTGGATTACAGGTGTTGTCCACACAAGAAGTGAATGATCCTAGCACTGGTAAAAGGAGATAGATTATGGCTAGAAGAAAAATTAAGGAAGTACAAACAGAGTATTTTGAAGAGATTGATGATGAAGGTGAACGCCGTATAAGAGTTGTTACCGAAACAAAAATCTGGTTTTCAGACGATTCAGATACACGACACAATCCAACCAAAAGTACGTCAGTCGAATATCTATGATTATGAAACCTGTGGACTACAGGGTGGCAACACTGTTCGTACAGGAACGTCACTATAGTCCAGTAATGCCGAAACTAACCAAACACTATCTAGGAGCCTATCAGGACGATGAACTGGTAGGCATTCTGACGTTGGGTTGGGGTACAAATCCTATGGGTACAATCAAGAAGATGTTCCCAGAACTAACCACTGCCGATTACTTTGAGATAGGTAAGATGTGCATGGATGAGTCTATGCCTCGTAATTCTGAATCACAGATGCAGAGTGCAACCATATCATGGATGAAACAGAACACACCAAACGTCAAGTTTCTGTATACATGGGCAGACGGTATTGTGGGTAAGCCAGGATATGTCTATCAGGCTGCAAACTTTCTCTATGGTGGATTTATATGGAGTGACGTATATGTTACAGAAAGTGGCGAGAAGGTACACTTTCGCACCATTCAACGTAAAATGAAGAAAGAGATGAATAGACACGACTTGAAGTATGGCCCACGACCTAACGATGCAAAGATGGGTGAGTTGGGATTTAGTCGTGTATGGGGTAAGCAGTTTCGGTATATTTTCCCACTCAACAAGAAGTCGAGAAAACTTCTCAAGAAATCCAACATGGAATGGACACTGGATTATCCAAAGGGTAAAGACTTAGAATGGAAGATAAAAGCGCCTGGAGAGACGGCTTACAGACTGACCAGCACCATGCCCTATGAACATAGGGGTGATAGTGTACAACACAATTCGGGCAACGTGAACAAGGTTGCTGACAAGCATGGAACAGCTACGTTGGAATCTTTCTTCTAAATATATTGACAAAGAACTAATTAATTGGTATTATATACTATGAGTTATGATATAGACAAAATTACAAGAGAAGATGTTGCACTGATAGTAGGTGTATGCATCTTCTCATTTTTTATGGGGTTGATTATTGGTAAGGGTACATTAGGAATCACTCTCTTCATTGGTATCTCTACCTACATTTTAGTTTCTGTAGGCAGAATAATGAAAATATTGTAATGGTTTACAACGTAGTAACAAAGGATTTTAGAATGGGTGAATATGATACAGCATTAAAGAAGATGCATCGCTATGACAGTCTCAAAAAAGAGATAGACGGATTACAAAACTTGCTATTAAAACTAGTCGAAGAACCAGACTACGATTCCAACTATGCCGCTCACCAAACAACAGGGGTGGTATATGACTTACGAATCATAAGACAAAACGTAGACAGGCTACATAAGGAGTTAGATGATGTCTCAGATTATAACAGTTGAAGTATCGCTTGAAGAGTTCGATACAAAGTCTCTTGTAAAGGAACTATATTACAGAGTATACGACCATCTTCACGATGAAGAACCACGGTTCGATCGGTTTTTGGAAAGAGCTGGTGAGTACGAGAAAGACAGCCTTAGACAGGCGCTCGAGGAAATTCGTAATCATCGAAGCAACAACGTGGTAAAACTATATGACAACGACTGAACGTAAAATCATCCTTATCACAGATATCATCGATCAGAAGGTACGCAAGGAAAAGGAGATAGAGTTCTATGAGAAGGAACTCACAAAGATAGAAGAGAAACTATTCTTTCTAAGGAAGGAAAGACAACTGACCCAATTTATCATTGACATCATCGAACAGGAGAAGGTTGTTGATATAAGGGAGCAGATGTATGAGCGCTTGGGAAGCAAGGAAGATTTCGATTCTTAAAATAGTGGGTAAGGATGGCCCACTAATGAGAGAACTAAGAAAACCACCAATCAAATTCATAAGACATAAGGATTATGGAGTGAGAAAGTTGTGGAAAAGAATAAAGGATAAGGACTAATGAAATATGGAGTATATGTAGAGATAGACACAAATGAATGGATGTGGGATAGTGGAACAGATCAAATATCGCCTGCATTGCCACCATTAGTATTCAATACAAGAGAAGAAGCAGAAGAACGTGCAAAAAGATGGAATACAGGTACAGTACAACCATTGCCTGAGTATTGGAGAGAGTATGAACAGAAGAGGGCAAAGAAGATAGCAGAGAACGTATATGAATAAGATGCTCATATGCCTGCTGGTATCATACAACATAGAAGTGTCTGAAACAGGGGTAAAGGATAGAGTATGTGTGTATGAGTGTCAAAAAGAACTAAAAGAGACTGTATATACGTCACCAGTATACCAATGCCCTAAGAGAATGTACATAGATGACCCTGATGCGGAATGATTTGGGAGAGAATGGGTATATATGGGATAATGTGGGTAAAAGTAAATAAAGCCTAAAATAAATGGGCTATGGTGTGCTGGATAGGGGATTAAAGGGTGTTATTGACCGACTGACCAGAAATTATACCACACTTTTCTTAGCCTGTCAAGAGCGAATCACCCAGCGAATCGCCGTTTTTTTGTCAATAGATTTCTGAAATATATCTGAGCAACCCTTGTAAGCCCTTGGTTTATAAGGGTTTTTTGTTGCTAAAATAATGCTTGACTTTGCTCTCAGAACGTGTATAATATAGGTATAGTCAGAAATAAGGAGAGTTCACATGGCATATA